AGTAAGCTTAATTTTTCCACTTGCAGGGACAAATTGTTGAACTCGTTTTTGTGCAAATTCACTTTCCTCGTATAATTTGCGTTTAACAATAAAATATTCAACTTTAATACTATCTACAGGAATATTAAATTGTTGAGCAAAAAATTCTTTATAGAGTATAAGCTGTGATATTTTAACTTCGTTTTTCTTTTCTCTATCAGACCAACTTCTAGTAGACGTTTTTATATCGTATATATGAAACTCATTTGTAGGTTCGTGATATAATACTAAATCCAAGAATCCTTTATATATGACGTTTCTATAAACTTTATTAGGAAGTATAACAATGGGTACCTCACATCCTACTAAGTACCACCCTCTTTTACTAAAATATTCACCCCTCTTTTTTTTAACAAAATTTAATATTTCAATAGCATCTTCAAAAAATTCTCCCATTTCAGTTGGTGAAGAATAATGCTGTCTATTATTTGCTTCATAATCTTTTCTATATAAATTAGAAAATTTTTCTTGAAACATTGTCTCTAAATCTAATTCATCTGCTTTAGTACCACCTTCTTCATAAAATACAGTAAGATAATGTTGTAATACTTCATGAATAGCTGTTCCAAATATAAGATAAATAGAAAACGAAGATGGATATAATCCTTCTCTGTAATGGAGTGCCCACTTTCGTGGGCACTCACTATACATTTGCATTTGCGAGAATGAAATTGTCTTTTCACCTCCAGCATAGTTAACCTGTCGAGGTGTATGCTGTTTGATTTCCTTTATAATAGAAGGAATCTTCTTTTTACTCAAAACCTTTATTAATTATAATATCAGCAGTCGCAAGCTGTGTCTGCAGATGTAGTATCAACAGCAATACTATCAGGAGCAACAACAGCGGTAGTATCAATAACAGTGCTATCGGCAACAGGGACAGTAGCTTCAATTGAAGGAGATGCACAAGCGATAAACAATGAAGACATTACGAGAAATAGACTTACTTTTTTCATTTTTGGGTTTTGTTTTTTAATTTTTAAATATTATTTTTTCCATTTATCTTGATCAACTAGCTGTGCAATAATAGCATAATTTGTCAAATCCTTATAGGTATCTAAAAGTGTTTCGTTTTTAGGAGTTTGATTCTTCATTAACATATTTTTCCAACGAGACATTTTATCATTTATACGGATAAATATAGCTGTTAATGAAAACTTTTTTTCCTCGGGTGTTTCTAATGCAGTACCCTGAGCAATATTAGAAATTCCGTAGTCTAACATTTTTGACGCGAATAACTCATATTGTTGTTTAAGAATTTCTTTATAACTTTTGGCTAAAGTAGGATATTCTTGTTCGAATTGTTCAATGATAATTTTAGTGTCCATTAGATTCTGTTAAATAATAATCTTTTAATACTTGTAATCTATCTTCAGCATCAGCTAAATTACGAAGAGCAATTTCTGCATCTTTATACATATCAGTAGCTGTATGATCACCAATACCTACAGGATTGTTTACTAATAATTCTAAAGCCATTAATGCTTTTTCTTTATCGGATTCTGCTTGTAATTGCAGTGCGTTGATTAAACGTTTATTTTTCATTTCAGTAATTTTTTGATATCTTTATCCTCAACTCCAAACTGTTCTAATATTTCTTGAATCTGTTTTTTGTCTAATATTTTTAAATAATCTTTTACTTCTCGTGTAGAACATTCAAAATAATTAGATAAATATTCTAGTAATTCTTTAGATTCATTTTTATTAGATGATTTGATGTATTTTAACCACTGTTTTTTCTTTGGAATTAAATTATTATATATTTTATAATATTTCTCTTTTTCGGTATGAGGAATAGTTTGAATATAATTTACTAATTCCAAATAATCAGGATTCATACTCAAATATCTATTGAGTAAATATGGATTAACAGAATCTATTTCTTCTTGAGTTAAATCATCCCATGACTTTTTTTCAAAAGTCACATAATTTAATATATCAAAAAATTTACTGGGCACTGAGGGTTTTATTATATTCTTCAAATTCTTCACGAAGTTCCTTAGGAAGCATCTCGAGTAAAACTTTACCAGTTTTTACATCATACATTACAGGAATAGGAAGAATAGCATCATCAGTAGTACCTGCTACAAATTTAGATACTTTACGAAGAATATAGGCTTCACTAAAAAGCATATTACCTTCTTCTGATTTAACAGGTTGGGTAGTAGTTAAATCAATATTCAATTTTGGGGCTTGTCCGTTTTTCATTTTAATTATTTTTAATCCAGTTAAAATATTTGTTTGCTAATTCAATTACTTGATCTTGATCAATCTGTCCATTTGGGTTACGATAAAGTAAGATTTCTTTTGCTAATTGAAGACAACTATATCTTAGTTCTTCATTTTTTACTTGGGCGGTAAATTCTAGTTCACTCATAGTACTTTCTTTTTAGTTATTAATTGTAAAATTTTAGATATCATAGCTACTGCATTTATTTCTTTATCGATTCTAAAAGCAGAATGATACATATACTCTTCTAATAAGATAATAATTTCTCCAGTATAATCCAAACTAAATTCATCTATTTTCTCGTATAATATCCTATATAATTCATCATAGTTTTCTGTATTAGAATCAGCTATAATTTGTCTAATATTTTTTAAACTATTACTATTAGGTTTTTTTAATTCATTAATAATTTTATCAATATAGATATTAGATACTAAAGATGATGAATCTACTTCTAATCGATTTTTTTGTAATGAAAACTGACACGTATTAAGAATTTTACGAATATCAGGGTAAAATTTATTTACTACTGTAGCTAGATCTTCTAAAGCATATTGTACTTGTTCTGTGTCTAAAATTTTAGCAACATGTTTTGCTACATCTGCTTTAGAAGGTGGAACAATCTCTAATACTTTACATCTAGATTGTAATGGATCAATAATTCGATCAATATAATTACAGGTAAGAATAAATCGGGTATTTAAGCTAAATGTTTCAATAACATTTCTTAGTAATGCTTGTGAATCAACTCGAATAAAATCAGCTTCATCAAGTATTACGATTTTTAGGGGTTTAAATGATGCAGATGAAGCAAATCCTTTTACTTTATCCCTCATAACATCCATACCTTTTTCATCACTAGCATTTAAGTATAAATAATCACAATTAAGACTATTTACAATTAATTTAGCTAATGTAGTCTTACCGGTACCAGGGGTACCATAAAGAATCATATTTTGAATATCGTTTTTCTCTATAGCAGTCTGTATAATAGATTTAATTTTTTCGTTTCCAACATAATCATCAACTATTTTACTTCTATATAACTCTACCCATAGAGTATGTTTTTTATTATTCATTTTATGAAATAATATTTATTTGACTTTCTGTTTCTATAACAACTCGAGCCCCACAACTTAATATAGGTTTTACATCACAACCTGCTCCTCCATAGATTATCTTACTAGGACCTAATATTTCTACTTCATTACAATAAGTATTCTTTTTACCTTGTTTAATTGTAATAACGGGCAAATTAGTACCTTTTGTTTTATTAGATCTAATATGATGTTGATTCACATGGATGCGAGTCTTCATAATTTAATTATCTGCTGTTTAATAAGTTTATATACCTTTTTATAAGGAACATTTATATATTTACCTTCATGTTTAAGAGTAATAAAAATATTTCCTGATTTAGGTACAAACTGAATAGCTTGGATTTTAGTATTGTAGCCGTCATAAACAATTTCAAGACCTATAATATCAACAGCATCTCTCATTACATCATACCCATCATGGGGTTATATTCGTTATTGTTTTTCTTATCCTCAGGCTTATCAACAATAGTTGCTTCAGTTAAGAGAATTGTAGATGCTACTGATACTGCGTTCTCAAGAGCGACTCGTGATACTTTAGCTGGATCAATGATACCGGCATCCTTCATGTTTACGATGCTTTCTTCCTTAAGATTATAACCATCCCAATTATCTTTATTAGTAAGATCAGTAATTAAGGAATAAATTCGATCATCATCATAACCAGCATTCTTTAGAATTTTAGTAAATGGTGTAGAACATGCTTTGTATACAATTTTAGCTCCTAGATTATTTTTATCAGTAATAGCATTACGAGCATTTAGTAATGTAATGCCACCACCAGGAACTACACCTTCTTCAAGAGCAGCTTTAGTAGCATGAAGCGCATCTTCTACTCGGTCTTTCTTTTCCTTAATTTCAGTTTCAGTATTACCACCAACGTGTACAATAGCTACACCACCGATAAATTTAGCTAAACGTTCTTGAAGTTTTTCACGTTCAAATGGTGTTTGAGCCTTTTCAATTTGTTTTTGAAGTTCTTCAATTCGAATATTAATTGCTTCTTCAGAAC